GCTACCAACTGCGTATTATTGTTTCTAGTCATTTTTGATCGGATTTAATGCAACAAGTTGATTAAATCGGGGACGCCAGTAATCATACTGCGACTGTCCATCTCTCCTGATTTTACTGTAACCCGTGCAGTCTGTCGGCATTTATAAGAGGAGGAAAGTTTGATAGATAAGAAGTATCAGTCAACTTATACACGTCGGAATCCCGGACTGTACGAACATCTCTGTTGACTAGGGTATCAATGAAGACACCTTCTTAAATAAAGGAGCTTAAATCTTTAATTTAGCACGGAAGTATTAAGGATCCAAGGAGAACAGATCCACCGTTTTGGGTTATAAGAGGAGAGACCCCCTTAGCCTAGGTTCACATGAACCTCGGCCCGCCGTCTTTTTGATAAGGTCTTTGGCGCGCTCGAACTCTGAGCCGGTCTAGACCAAAATCCCTCAATCATCGTTGCAAGCTTGGCAAACCTGAAAGAGGGTGTCTCGGAGGAGTTGATTATCGGACATGCTGGAAGAAAGGATCCCTGTGAAAGAGCCAGAATCTATCCCTTTTTGATAAAGATTAAAGCGGCGGATTGTACCCCGAGATGGGGGACGATATACACCTTCTAAATCTGTATCGTTTAAGAGACGGACATTCTGGACTTGAACAGGATTTTCAAAAGGACCCAAACCAACCATTGGCTTTGACTTGTACAACTTCCAGCCCTTAGGAACAGGACCGTAGGGGAAGAACTTTAGAGGAGCTGAAGAGGCTTTAATTTTGACACCAGCAGTAAATAAATTGCCGGGTGTTGCTTGAAAAGCGAACAACATACTCTTATCGATCTTACCCTCGTACATAGATGCTTCTAGTTCATTCATAAAGAACCTTGCGAAGCGCCTTTGGAAGGGAGTTATCCGAATTAACGGAATCACTTCTTCAAACACTGGGAAACCAACACCACCATAGTGCCGGGGGAGGAACAAGTTATACTTTCCATCTTGCGTCATTGATTGGATTTGAACTAAATTGTAGTGGATGAATCGTTTATGAGCTCTAATTTTATTTTGAGCATAATTGACGGAAAACCAGTACATAGTTGACAAACTAACTTTTCGAGATTGATCAGTTTCACTGCCTTTAGATTGGCCCATAAGTAAACCTACATTAAAGTAGGGAACCTCTTGGAACTTTTCAAGGTATAAGCCTTTGGCAGATCGAAAACGGTACATGACCGAGTTAATTGTCATCAAATCCGGGTGAACATAATTCTTTCCTAACGAAAGCTTAAAACCAACTTGGTCAATAGCCT